ACATTCGTGGTGATCGTGACGGTAATGTCGCCTGAAACGCCCGCGATGGTTTGCGCCGCTGTCCAGTCATTGCCAAGCGCGCCCGCAAAGAAATCGTCATACGTGCCGTAGGACAAGTTGAAATTGATAGAGCCGCTGGCCTGTTCCTGTTGCGTGATGGCAGAAGAGACGCGGCGTGAGCCGGTGATTTCATTCGGGCGCGTGCGAGACTTGGATCCTTGCAGGCTTGAACCTGTAGTGCGAAGCGCCGCGAAGGCCGCACTTGGCGTGGTGCCCCATACGCTTTCCGGCAAATAGGAAAGCTGGGTTTCGGTTGTTTCAATGCCGGCCTGATAGCCGGTGACAGAACCGCTCATATCGTTATTCCTTTTCCAGGTTCTGCGGCTAGGCCGCGTTCATCGCCCGCATCACGCAGGCCGATCTGTGTAATTCCAATCAACATTGACAGTGAGAACCCACCACTTGCCGTCTTCACTTGGTGAGCCGGAGCCAATGATGGCGCGGCGATAGACTGTGAAGCCGTTCACGCCGCGATAGATGTTGGCAATGTCCTTAGCGATCTGGCGCGCGGCAAGGCTGCCTGTGCCGAGCGGCACGATGACATGCACAATAAAAACGCCACGCTCTTCATAGGCGCCGTTGCCGAGTTCGGTTGGTTCCAGAATGTCGCCCTCGGCTTCCACCGAAAGCCATGTGGAAAACTCTGGCGCGGCAAAAGCCTCATTTGGCCATTCGATAGGATAGCCCAGCGCGGCGGCTGTCAGGCGGTTGCGCGCGTCTGTCCAAGGTTCCGGCGACATACCTAGCCGCCCCTTACATGCAAGGCATAGGCGACCACGCTAGAGGCCACCATGAGGGGATTGCAGCCCTGGACTGCCCAATTCTTGCCGTCTATCGCCACGAAGTCACCTTTGACGGGAGGCGCAAAGCCTGCCGAGGCCAGCACAGGAGCAGCGGTAATAGTCACTTCAGCATCGCCATTCATGACACCAGTTGTGATTTCCTCCGGCGTGAAAGCGCGAAGGCGTCCGGTGACGGCGATCTCGGTAAATGTCGTTGTCATGGCCTGCCTGCGCCGCAAAGTCATAGGCCGGCCATACCTGGCCAACAGGCGCGGCATGGCGGAAACGATGCTCAAAGGTTGATCTTCCGGTATGGCCCGAGAAGCGCCGCAGCTTCTACCGGCAAAGCCTCGGCGCCCGCCTTGGGATCGAGGTATGAGACAGACCCCACGCCGTCCGCCGCCTCAGACCGCACGCGCGGGTCGCGTCCGCGCCCGGCATAGATGGCGCCAAGCGTGGCGATGCAAGCGCGCTCCAAGTCTTGAGGTGTATCGGTCAGCAGCACATAGCCTGCGGCATAGGTGATCACCACTTTGGCCGCGTTCCATGGTTTCCGGCTGTCATCCGCAAGGCGGTAAAGCAGCGATCCGTCCAATTCGTAATCAGCAGCGGCAAGCGTTGCGCCTTCTTCAACCACGCTGGTAATCGCAGGGTTGATGTCTCGATCCAGCACAATGCAATCGGCGTAAATGTCGCGTTCGGTCTGCACCACAGTCGCGCGACCAAAGCCTTCCGCTCGCCCGCAATACCGCGCGCAAGCGTCCGACGCCTGGCCAATCAATTCCTGCAAGCCTGCCGTGGCGTCCGAGATAGCCAATTCGCGCGCCGCCGTGGCCAGCACGGTCAGCATGTTCGTGGCAGGCGGGGTTGTGACTGTGATCATGCGCGCCTCAATCGAAATTCGTTCTTGGTATGGCGCCAGTAAAGGCGCCGCGCGTATTGGCTGGCGTGAAGGTGCCGCGTCCGGTCGCCGCCGTGAAAGCGCCGCGCGGCAGGGCATAAACGCGAACCTGAGTGGTTCCAGGTGTGAAGGTTGCCACGCTGGTTAGCGTGACGCTAGGCCCTTGCGCGCCGACGCTGGCCGCACCAGGCAGGATTGCCGCCGCTGCTTCCCATGCCGCGCCTGCCGCCGTCGCAGCCGCGCCACCGATTGCCGCGCCAGGATCGAAAACCGATCCGGCAGAAAGGATGAATCCTTGTGCGATGCCCTGGCCAGAAGCAGAACCTGGGATGATCGTAGCCGTAGCCGATAGCGTGACGCCGTTTGCTTGTGCCGCACTTGAAGCGACACCCGCGATAAGCGAGGCAGTTGCCGCAAGCGTTACGCCGCCGGATACAGCCGCCACAGTGGCAGCGCCCGCGATAAGCGAAGCGGTTGCGGTTATTGAAACGCCAGCAACGGTTGCAGAGCCGGTAGCAGTGCCTGCAATCAAGGAAGCGGTGACGGATAGCGTGACGCCCGGCGCGGTTACTACGGCGCCAGCGCTTGCCGTACCCGCGATGAATGAAGCAGCTGCAGATACCGTCGCGCCGCCTGCTACAGCCGCGCCAGAGGCCGCGCCAGCGGTTAGGCTGGCATTGGCCGCAATAGTCGCGCCATCGGCTTGCGCGGCGCCCGTAGCCTGTCCTGCAATAATACTTGCATCGGCGGTAAGCGTAACGCCTGCCGCCGTTGCGGTTGCGCCCGCGCTTGCCGCGCCCGCGATGAATGACGCAATTGCAGTGAGCGTCGCGCCAGAAGCTACAGCCGCACCTGCTCCGGGCTGATTAAGCAGCAGCAGCAACATTGCTTACGCCCCCTTGGCGGCGCGCTACCGGCTTATGGCGAGGTAGAAAGTTTGGGCCAAGCTTGACGGAATGTTCACCAAAAACCCAAGCTTGGTCGGATCGTCAATCAGAAAGGACATCGCGCACTTTCCGCCCACGACCGCAGTGCTCGGCGGAGCCGACAGAAAGGTGCCCGCTTCCAGCACCCGGTTCTTCATGTCGAACCGCACGAACCGCTGCGTACCATTCACACAGATGTGCAGGAAGCGGCCATCCATGGTTACGGGGTCATGGGCGCCGCTTGTGCCAGTCGTAAAAGTCTGCGCCTTCCCGCCATACCAAATATCGGGCTGCCAAACGCCAGTGGCCGCACCAGCGATGTCCAGAATATCAATCGCTTGGCTGTTGCCGCCGCGAACACGGTAGATATGAGAATGCCGCGCTGCCTTCTGGCCATCCGGCACCATTCCAAAATTGCCAGCGACCACAACCCCGGCGCCGCTCGCCGCAGCCGGTGCGGCAAAGGTGGAGGTGTCCCAGGTGTTTCCCGCAATGTTGTGCGTATAAACGAAAGCGGAGCCGGTGAAGAGCAGGATTTTATCGTCGTCGTACTCAACCACGAATTTGGCGCTTGACGAAGGCGTGACTGTCCAGGCCGGCACCGTGAACACGCCGGTGGCGCCGCTGGTGTGGGAAGTGATCCTGCGCCGCTGGCCTGCCGCGGTGACGTTGACGGTATCTTCCACAATCCTGATCTGAAAATTCCGGTATTCATCAGCCAAAAGACCGGCAGGCATACCGCTGCCGGTGATGCTGGTTGAACTCGCCGCCGTGGCCTGGATGCAATTTTTACCGTTGGCCGTCGCGCCGCCGTTAACGAAGCCTGAACCCGGCACCCGATTATGCGGCACATAATCTTCGCTCATGTGGAAAAGCGCGCTATCGGTCGCGACCGCAAGATTGGTGACGCCAAGGTTGCCGCTTACCGTATTGGTCGCTGGATCATAGTATTTCCACTGCCCTGCCGTCGCAGTGCCGGGGTTGAGCATATACACCCGGCCTGACCGGATTTCATAAGAAGACCCAACAACCGGCGTGAAGCTCAACGGCGCGGACAACTCCACAATCGGCTGCACGCCGCCCGTGTTGCCAATGATCTTTCGCGTTTCGACCTTGCCGCTGCCACCTGAACCATTATCAATGATGCGGATGGTGAAGCCCTGCAGATCGCCGCGATTGGCTAGTGCGTTTGCCGCGGCGACAATGCCGATGGTAAGCGTGCCCGATGTCGCGCCCGCATTCGGGCAGGCGAAAGTGTAGCTTGTGCCAGACGGCACCGATACAAGCGTCACCATCCCCAACGGGATCGCGGCCAAATCAGAAGACACCGCAACCACAACTTGCTGTCCGATTGCGAAACCATGCGCCGCAGCCGTGGTGATAGTGGCGACGGCGCCGCTGCGCGTCCAGGTCGCGGTTGAATATGGGACGTTATTAAAAAGCCCATCGAGCGGAATCAATGAAGCCGTCGCGCCTGACAGAATTTTGGACCTTGGGCCGTGCGACGGCGCCAAAACGGCTGCTGATCCCGCGCCAACCGTCCCGGCCAAGCCGGGCGACGTCAACGGAACAAAGTCATTGGTTACAGGGTCCAGCCGATCCAAAACGCTGGAAGCACGCAGAAGAAAAATGCTTTTCATCCGATCTGCGTCGGTGTTTGATAGGTCGTAAGCAAAAGACACCCCGGCAGACGCACCCCCAATCGCGGGCGCCCCAGGACGCCACGCCGGTTGATCCATGACGCTTTTGAAATCCAGTATCGTTGTCATTCTACCACCTCATAACCTTCAAGGGTTGCCAAAACGATGGGAAGCGATCCGTCATCTGGGTAGAAAACGAACTCCCAGGGGTGCACGTCCCGCGTTTCGCCTGGGTGGGCGTAAATCAGGGCTCGGCCTGTATTTTGCGACACCACGGTGCCAGTCTGGCCTTCGGGCGATTTATATTTCATGTGACCCTCGCGCGCACAGTCAAAGCCCAGGCGGTCATCATATTGTCGAGCACTAGGCTGTTCGCCGCCACGCCACCCACCTGGGTGATGTTTGTCACACTCTGAACAGTCCCGAGCGTGCCAGATGAGATGTTTATCGGGCCGGCGTTCACATTCGACGGAATGTAAACCCGCATCGCGCCAACCGATGGATCGAAGGACATCGGGCTTGCGATCTGCTTCAGCGCAGCGATCAGCGCCGCGCTTTCCGCCGCGCCGAGCGCGATCACCTGACGGTGCTTGCCATCCGGCTGCTCAAGCGTTTCAACAACTTCCCCAGTGCCGGGAAGGGTTACATTATCACCCATGTCTCAGCCTCAATTCTGAATCCGAAGCGTTGAAGCGTTCAAGGTGAACGTCGCGCCGGTTGCAGTGACGTCACTGCCAAAGTCGTTGACCGCGATCAATTCATCCGCAGAAGAAGCGCCGCCGCGCGACTTGTAATAGACAGCCTTGCGCGCGGTGAACGTAGCACCAGCCCATGAAACCAGCCCAAGCGAGACATCAAGCCTGTCGTTGGTTGTGTCTTTGGTGATCGTAATTGCCGCAGTCACACCGCCCGCTGTGTAGCCGGTGCCGGTAATCTCGTTTGTCACGTCGCTGCGCTTCGTGTGTGTGTCTTTGTTCTCGGTATAGCTGGAAGTCACCAGCATTACCTTGATGGTATCCGTATCAAGGTCAATGGCGCCGCGCGCCAAGTCCTCAAAGAACGAATTGAAGATCAAGCTCGCCATCTCATTTTCCTTTCCGGGAAAGCCATTCAGTCAGCTAGGTGGGTAGCGATCAGCGCAGCCCTTTGAATTGCAGCACGGCTCCGGCTGCAACGGCACCCAAAACCGCCATAGTCACAGCTTTAACCACCTGGCTCCACACCGTTTTTTTAGTGGAGCGCCATGCGTCCAGCAGATTCCGCAATTCTTTCATATCGTCGCCAGCGTTTTCATCATGCAAGCCGATAGATTCCAACGCCGCCCTTGCGCCTTTTTGGGCAGCGCGCGCCATCATTGCCTCGATAACTTCAGGGGACATGGCGCGGCGCTCTTGGTGCATAACGAATCCTCAATAGAAAAGGGCCGCGCGCTGCCACGCGGCCCGTCAAGTCATTAGGCAACCGGCATTTGTTCCGGTATACCGCGCACCATGAAAGCGGTCATCGGCGTGCCAGTGGCGTGCGTGCCGCTGAAATCAGGCGTCAGGCGCACATAACGCCGCCCGCCGATGTAGGAAATTTCCTGCACATCAGCTGCCGCCTTTGCGGCAACCAGCGAGCGAACAATCCCGCCAGCCGCCACAGTCGGACCAAGCACGTCAGCCTGAGCAACAGCATTCCAGGTGGAATTGTCGTTGCTGTGTTCAAGAACGAACTCGATCTTGTTCGTGCCGGTAAAGGTGATGCCACCGATGCCGATGTAAAGCAGCACCATCGCGGCGCGAAAGCCGAGCAGGTCAACGCTTAACGGCGTAATATCGGCAGTCGCAGTCTGCGGCGCGACAAGCAGCGCAGTCGAAAGGTTGTCGTGAAGATCGCGAATCATGGGAGCTTTCCTTTGCTTCCGAATGTGGGGAAAGAGGCGGGCATGGCGCCCGCCTCAGATTAATCAGGTGCCGAAGCGGACGAATTTCACCGCTTCGAAATTGATGGCGCCGCCGCCGACCCGCTTGCGGAACTTGAAGAACACATACGGGTATGCGGTGTACGGATCACGAAGCACCGACAGGCCAATCCGATCCACGATCAGGTAAGCCTCGCGGAAGTCACCGAATGCCATGGAAAGGCTATTCGCCCCAAGCGCCGGCATGTCTTCCGCTTCAACCACATTGAAGCCAAGAAGCGCAGAAGGCTGGCCCGCAACCGGCGCAGGCTGCCAGATGAAATTGCCCTGGCCATCCTTCAGCTTGCGCGCCTCGCGCAACACGGCGCGCGACGTCATCCATTGCGCGTTGTTGCGGAAACCGGACTTCAGGGCATAGACCACGTTCACCAGATCATCGACCGGGTTGGTATCGCCCGAGCGCGTGCGGAACGCGCCAGAGGCGCCGGTGTTGATGTGTTCGAACGTGCCCCAATTACGGGAAGCGTCAACCGTCGCGGCGGTCGGATAAGACACCAAGCCGCGAGGCTTGCTGACACCATCGCCGTTCACGAAAGCCGCATTTTCGCCGCGCGCAATGCGGTCGGCGCTTTTGCCGGACAGCCAGGCTTCCAGATCAAGGCGCCCGTCTTCCAGCACCTTCTGAGTGGCGGAAACAACGGACACAGCTTCATGAACCTGAATGGCCCACTTGCCGAGCTGCGCTGTAGGATTTTCT